TGGTATGATGATGTAACAGAAGGCAAAGAGCCAGAGAAGTATAACCTAGATGCTTTGCGAGGTAAGATCGTCAAAGTTATTGTTACAAATAAATCAAACCCCTACCGCTTCGATCAGTTCATCAATCGTCTTGAAGGACTTGGGTTGATTGATATGCAGGTTGTTGACGATCATCTTAACTTGAATCTTGAAGAAGATACTGATATCGTCAACGAAGCTGAAAGCACGATTGACATCTTCAAGAAGTTTATTGAACAAGTACCTTCGCAAAATATAGATAAAAAGAGGCTTGAGCAAACGATCGTCGAGCTATATAATGAGGCGCTAACAATTGAGTAAGCCCACTATCATACATATTAACAGAAACATTATTCAGCGAAATGCGAAACACAATCTTGAAGAGCCAGTGTGTCGTGTTGAGAAAAATGGTGTTGTTCGGTATTGTATGGAAGTTGAAATAAAAGGTCCATCGCATATGATATACAGCCCGAATAAGCCACGTCCTTGTGGCGCTAAACTTTGGATTGAAACCTATGCTGATGTTGAATTGATAGGTGAGAAAGTTTGATCGTATTTAGAAAACTTCGCTGGAAAAACTTTTTGTCTACGGGCAATTTGTTTACAGAACTTCAGCTTGACAAACACAACACAACTCTAATCGTTGGTGAGAATGGTGCAGGTAAGTCTACCATTCTTGACGCATTGTCATATGCTCTGTTTGGCAAAGCATTCCGTAACGTCAACAAGCCACAGCTGTTGAACAGTATCACGCAGAAAGCTCTCGTTACAGAGATCGAGTTTGACGTAGGTAAAAACAGCTATAAGATTATTCGTGGTATGCGCCCGAATGTTTTCGAAGTATACATGAACGACAACCTTCTCAATCAGTCTGCTGAGATGAAAGATTATCAGGAGATCCTCGAGAAGCAAATCCTCAAGATCAATCACAAGTCATTCTGTCAGGTTGTTGTTCTTGGTAGCGCTACGTTTCAACCATTTATGCAGCTAGCTGCTGGTCGTCGTCGTGAAATTATTGAAGACTTGCTAGACCTTCAAATCTTTACAACTATGAATACGCTACTGAAAGAAAAGGTAACTCTTAATAATGAAAAAACTTCTGATATTCTTTCTGAACAGAAAGTTATCAATGAAAAAATAAAACTAATTAAACAACATTTGCTAGAAAAACAAAATAGCAACGATCAAATTTTAGAAGAAAAACTAACGCGGATCGAAGAAACGCAAAAACATATCGAAGAAGCAACTACTCGTGTTAAAGAAATTAATGATAAGATTGTTGAATTAACTAAGCAAACTAATGAAGCTGATTGTTTGAATCGTAAAGTCGAGAAGATCAAAAAGCTACGTATTCAGCTTGATCATAAAGTTGAATCGATGAATGATGAAATTAAATTTTTAAAAGAACATGAAGACTGTCCAACTTGCAAGCAGCATATTGCTGAAGAGTTTCGTGATAGCACTATTACTGAGAAACAAACACAAATTCAAACTATTCAAGATAACTATCCTGAATTGATTAAACAGTTTGAAGAAACAAATAAGCAAATTGCCGAAATTATGGAAATACAGTCTCAGATCACTGAGAATAAGATGGAACAGCATCAGCTAAAAACACGTATTTCTTCTTGGCTGGATTATGCCAGTATTCTTGAAAAAGAGATCAACGAGATCAATAAAAAAACACAAGAAGAAGATGATATTAAAATTGCTGATCTAGAGAAAGAACTCGAAGAGTTTCAAATTAAATTTAACGAACTCGCTGAAGAGAAAAATATTCTTTCTGCTGCTTCATACTTACTCAAGGATGGAGGCATCAAAGCGAGGATCATTAAACAATATGTCCCTGTTATTAATCGCCTTATCAACAAGTATTTGTCTGCTATGGACTTTTTTGTACAGTTTGAGCTTGACGAAGAGTTTAACGAAACAATTAAATCGCGCTTTAGGGATGAATTCAGTTACGCGTCGTTTTCTGAAGGAGAAAAGATGCGAATCAATTTGGCTGTGCTTTTTACTTGGAGGGCTGTTGCTAAACTCCGTAATTCTATCAGTACTAATCTTCTTATCATGGACGAAGTTTTCGATAGTTCCCTAGATTCGAACGGCACTGAAGAGTTTATGAAGATACTAAATCAATTGACACAAGACACGAATACGTTTATTATTTCTCACAAGGGCGATCAGCTCGTCGACAAGTTTTCCAACGTTATCAGATTTGAAAAGAAACAAAATTTCTCTAAGATTGCGGCATGACAAGTTGGCGTTTGTGGGCGAAAGCTCTTGGTGAAAAGTCTGGTAAAGATAACAATGAAGCAGATCAGATAGCACTAATCCGTACAATCATTGTATTGTCCTATCTAATCACGAATGGGTTTATCATAGCAGGAGTAATCAGACATTGGTAATGAAATTAATAGATGGCGAAGATCAAATTTTACGCGAACCATGTAAAGAGTTCGATTTCCTCAGTCCTCCATTCGAGCCGATAGAATATGCCAAAGCGTTGGTTAAGTTTATGTATGACAACAATGGTTATGGTATTGCTGCCTCTCAGGTCGGAGATCCATATCGTATTTTTGCTATGCGTGGTCATCCCGAGAATTTTGTTTGTATCAATCCCAAAATTCTTAGTACAAGTGACGAAACGATTGTTCTTGAGGAAGGATGCCTCTCGTTCCCGAATCTAATAGTTAAGGTTAAACGACCAAGACATATTCGTGTTCGATTCTACACGCCGAACGGTGATGTACGTACAGAAAAGTTTACAGGTATGTCTGCGCGAGTGTTTCAACATGAAATGGATCATCTTGACGGAATGCTTTACTTTAATCGCGCTTCGAGGTATCATAGAGATATAGCAATGCGTAAGTGGAGAAATTCGTGAATATCTTTTACATTGACCACGATCCTGTGCAAGCTGCGCAGTGGATGGTCGATAAACATGTTGTTAAAATGATTCTCGAGTCAGCACAGTTGCTTTCGACCGCACATCGTTTGCTAGACGGTACGGAAGTCGAAGGTAAAAGCGCATCTGGTCGCAAAGCTCGCCGCTGGGTTCTTGCTGACGAGCGCGATGATGTTATCTATCAGGCAACACATATCAATCATCCATCAGCTGTCTGGTGTCGTAAGTCTGTTGAAAACTACAACTGGCTTGTCGATCATTTTTATGCATTAATGGCTGAGTATACTCATCGTTACGGCAAACAGCATAAATGCTACGGCGATTTGTCTTACATGCTACAGTCGCCGCCGAAGAATCTACAAGAGTGGGATTGGACGCCGATGCCTTCCGCAATGGCTGAAGAGTATATTGTTTCGGAAGATGCATTGACAAACTACAGAAATTATTATATACTTGGTAAAGCTAGAATGCATAAATGGACTAACCGTCAACCGCCAGAATGGATTAATCAATGAGTAATTTTTACAATGATGTACGCGACTTTCATATTGCCTTTTCTCAGCCCGTGGGAGATTCTCCAAATCTTCCTGATGAAAACGAACGTCATCTTCGCAAAATTCTTTTACAAGAAGAAGTAGATGAGTATCTAAATGCAGAGCTTGAACACGATATTGTTGAAATTGCAGATGCCTTGGCTGATATCATTTACATTGCATGCGGTACTGCTGTATCTTATGGGATTCCTCTAGACAAAGTGTTTGAGGAAGTGCATCGTTCGAACATGGCAAAGCTGGTTGATGGTAAGCCACTCAAGCGAGAAGATGGTAAAGTAATCAAGCCAGTAGGTTGGACAGCGCCAGATATTGCTGGCGTATTAAAAAGATCACACCAATAAAATCTTTGACAAATTTTGCAAATCGGGCTATAATGTTAGATATATAACGTTATAGTGACCACACAGCATAGGATAACTTACATGGTTAAAGTACTAATTCGTAAAAAACACGACGCAGAACATACACTCGGCACGTTTATCACATGCGCAGAGTATACTGATCTTATCGTAACTGAAGATTGCGATCTTTACGCAGAGCATGCTGTTGACCCCACGCATACTTCAGAAGAAAATATAATCTTTAAGTTTCGCAAAAACGTCTTTACAAAAGAAGAACTTGATCGTTGTTATAAAGGATTGCGCGCAGCTGCTACTGAATCGCAGAACCGTGGCTTGGCTGCGGGTCCACGTGGCGATCAACTTGGTCAGGAAGGACGTGGTAATCGTGACTGGGTGACTGCTGAACACTTAGAGATTCTCTCGTTTCTTGCTCGTCCGCTAAACACCATTGATGACGGTACAACAATTGAAACGATTCGCGAGAGTCATAAAGTTATAAACAAAGAAGAAACTCGCGGGCAAGTTTGGTTACGTTCTGAAGTAACAAAGAAGTATCCTGAGTATCACGGCTGGTTTGATAAGTGGCTTGCTGGTTTACATAATATGTCTCGCGAAGAACAGCGAGTTGAAGCGCAATATATTATTGACAACTATATCAGCGACACTAACTATGCGCAGTCAGTAATGTCTGGTATTGCTGGATACTTTGATCGTTATCCGCGTATTCCTTACGGTCGCGCGACTTCATACACCGAAAAAAATCCTGAAGACTTTGCTGAGTCGTTTCCATTCCTTAATAAATTGAATGATCAGTTCCGCGAGTTGCTTCCAGTTCGTTGGGGGAATCAACGCGCCGAAGCTGACAAGCTGGATCCTCGTTTCTTGATTGACGGCACAGTGTTTACTACTCTTACTGTTAATCATAACTGGCGCACTGCTTGTCACCGCGATGCTGGCGACTTAAATGAAGGGTTTTCTAACATCTGCGCTCTAGGTAAAGGATGGCGGGGTGGTGAATTTATTCTTCCTGAATATCGTATTGCTGTTAAGCTAGCTCCTGGCGATATGTTGCTCGTAAATAATCATGGCGGTATTCATGGTAACGATGAGCTTATTGGTGATGATAATGATCGCATGACGATTGTTGCATACTTCCGCGAGAAGATGGTAGATCTCAAGTCTTGGGATTATGAGCAGCTCCGTAAGAAATATATTGATGAGCGTCGCTTAAATCAAAATCACAAGTACTGGCGTCCTCTGTGGAACGGTGTCAATCCTAACATGTTTAAAGAACAAGAGTGGTATGATTATATGAAGGCGCATAATATCCAAGATCCATTCGCTGAAGAAGAAACTGCTACTCTTGAAGGTTTCTTTGCGTGAGAGTTGCAAAAATTTGTAATGAGTGGGAGCTTACGTTCAATCAGCTGAAAAGCGAGAATGACGTAAGCCTCCACAATCGTTCATATCTTCATTATGCTGCAGATCACTCAGATCTTGTCTCGGCTAAGTGCTGGGCTACAAAATGGTTGTTAGATGATATTGTTGATATGAAACAAAAATATTCTGTTAGAGAATATATGGCAGGTATTGGAATACAAACTCTTTTAATACAAAAGATGTTCAATGTTGATAAACATATTGTCGGAGAACTTGATGAAGATTGCATCAACCATTTAAAGTCAAACAATTGGGACCCCGAACCAGTATTCCTTCATCAGAATGCATTTGATAGTGCAAAAGAAGAAGATAATAGCGACCTAAAATTTTTAGATCTACCTAATTCTAGTATTTTACAGACCACAACAAAGTGGAAAGATATCTTCTATAAATTGTTTGAGTCTAAGCCGAAGCTGGTTGTATGGACAGACACTTCCGTAACTTATCCGATGTCTATTCATGGTGAAAAGTATGGAAAAATTTTTGGCGCTAAGATAGAAAATAAAAATGATTATGTAAACGCATATTCTGCTTGGCTTTTTCGCACTTTCAGTTATAATATAAAAAGAGCTGCATTTCGAGGAAACAACGCAGTATACTTCGCCGCAGTCCCTTACGAACAGCAAACAGAAATGAAACATTTTCCTTTAGCTGATTATTCAGATGGTTTCTATTTTATCGGAAATGAGAAAATAACTCTTGACAACTTCTTCTGAACAAATTATCGGTCGCTGGTCCGAACTCAATCAAACACCAGAAGTTAGTGATCTACGAAATGGCTTCGACTTCCGTCAGCCAATTTATCGTCGCGAAGTTTTTTTGCGGTTCTATGAGTATCACCTAAAGTATAAGTCGCATCCTGGCGCAGTTTATTTTGCCATGCCGTACCTTGCTAAGAAGTTTGGTATGTCTATGGAAGATAAGCTATGGCTTGCGTTCGTCAATGGTTGTTCACAGAACATTGTAACGACCCATACGATCCTGAAGAAGTTTCCTACTCTCAAGGATCTTAATATCAACGAGCTTGATGACTGGTGGACTAACAATCAGCACAAGTTCAAGGCGGGGTTCGGTTGGGACACTGATAGAAAGTATTTCAAGTTCGGCAAGACTGGTTTTCCTAACTGCGTTCGTTCTTACAAGCAGAACGTAGATAAGTTCGGTTCTCAAGTCCAGCTGTTCAACCATTTGACCGACAGCAACGATAAGTATAAGAACTTCGAAAAGTGCTGGGACTATGTGCGCAAGAACTTTATGTCCTTCGGCAGACTATCGGCATTCTCTTATCTTGAGTACTTGCGTATTCAAGGTTTGAATATCGATTGTAATAACTTGTTCCTAGAAGATATTGATGGCTCCCGCTCTCATAGAAACGGTCTCTGTAAGGTTCTGGGGCGTGATGATCTTGACTGGTGGAAGCAAGATCTCAAGTACGATCAAAAAACAATCGAGTGGTTGAAGAAAGAAGGTGAGTTGCTTCTTGAGGAAGCTCGCGCTAGAATTGATCATGAAGACGTCAGCTACTTTACTCTAGAGTCGACTCTTTGCTGCTATAAGTCTTGGCATCGCCCTAATCGTCGTTACCCGAACGTATACATGGATATGTTTCATGA